TATCACTGTCAAAATATAAAAGAAATGCATTGTGTTGATAACTGGGAGCCATATGATGATTATATTGGTTCTCCTGACGGTTCTCCAGTATACAGTCTAACTAAGATGGATGCAAGGATTAACGAACAAGTAGCAAGGATTTCTTTAGAAGAACATCCGATGGGTGAAAAAGCAGTTATTCATCATATGGATAGTAATGAATGTGCAGAATTATTTCCGGATGAGCATTTTGATTTTGTATTTGTTGATACATACTTAACAGATGAGCAAATTGCAAATGATTTTCAAACCTGGTATCCAAAAGTTAAGGTAGGTGGACTATTTACAGGACATGACTGGTTTTATCCTCCATTGCAACAGATTGTTTATTCTTATAGAGAACATGTTAAAACAGAATCAATGCTTACAGCATATAGTAATTGCTTCAGTTGGATTAAGGATAAGAGCGTATGATTAAAAAACACTATTATAACTGGACGGATATTGAACGTATGTGTGTAAGCATTGTTAATCAAATGTATACAGACAACTGGCGTCCTGATTATATCGTAGGGCTTACAAGAGGCGGAAATATTCCTGCTACTATTATTAGTAACATGACAGGTATTCGTTGTGAAGCACTTAAAGTAAGTTTACGTGATGATGACAGTGAAAGCGAAAGCAACTGTTGGATGGCAGAAGATGCTCTTGGATATAGTGTATCAGCAAAGAACATTCTTATTGTAGACGACATTAATGATACAGGTGCTACCTTTGACTGGATTGTAAAAGATTGGCCTGCAGGTTGTTTACCAAATGACGACAGTTGGGAAAAGAAAGTTTGGGGACACAATGTACGCTTTGCTACACTAACAGAAAATTTAGCAAGTGGCTTCAGTAACGTAAGTTATACTTGTCACGAGATTAACAAGGCAGAAGATGACGTATGGTTAGTTTACCCGTGGGAAAACGTAGGAGTTTATTAATGGGTCGTACACTGTTTCTAGGCGATAGTCATGCCGCAGGTTATTATTTTAAAGACAGGCCGTATCAGTGGGAACATAACTACGGCGATTCTTATTCAAAGTTACACAACAAAGATGTAATTGTGTATGCATTACCAGGTGCAACTAACAAAAAATATCCTATTTGGCTAAAGTCAATGTTAGACCGATATGATGATATTGACGAAGTGTTTGTGCAAAGTACATACTGGAATAGATGGTTAATGGGTGCTAGTAAAAAATTAAATTACGGTGATGGCACTACAAGCGATATGTTTTTAGATGATCGATACATTTGTCCTAACAACGATAAAATAAAGTACTACACTGACTGGAGAGCAACTGACGATTTTATTGAAATTCCAGAGCAATGTCGATCTGAGATATTTGAACAATACAAAGGCATTACTTATGATGAAGATAATATTACTCCAGACTGGGCTCCTTTTCACGAAAAATACTCGTACACCCGTTTATATCACGAAGCGTTAACACATTTACAATACAGAGATTATAATACTGACATGTTTGTTATTAATGCATTGTGCAAAGAACGCGGTATTAAATGGCATCTTTGGACAATGAACGAAAGAGTTTACTTTCCAAAATATATAAATTTGTTTGGACCTTTAACCGAATGTAGCAACAAAGATATAAGTGCCGAAACGTTTCTTAAAAGTAATCATAACATATCTATTGAGGATCATCAAATTGACGGTGAACATTATCCGCCCAACGTACATGACCTAATTGCTGAACATTATTTTACATTTTTAAAAGAGAATAACAATGGATAATTTAGACACATTAGAACAAGCACAACAAGACGGCAGAGCTCCGTGGACTAACGTAGAGCTCGACACACGGGACTTTGTTGTATATAATGACATATACCCGGTAACCGAAGGACATACATTAGTTGTACCAAAAATAAACCACGAAGAAGCTATACTAAAATGTTTTAATTTTGCGCTCGGTATGGGCAATCAAAATGTAACAACTAACAGTAACAATGTTACAGGCTACAATATAGGAATAAACATGGGGACAAGTGCAGGACAAACTTGCATGTATCCGCATGTTCATCTAATCTTCCGACGTGATGGAGATACGGAAGAACCGAAAGGTGGCGTAAGAGGCGTCATTCCATCTAAACAACAGTACTAAGGAAAGGAAACTATGCAGTTGAGAGAACAATTAGTAAAAGCGGCACGTATGCATGCCGAAGGCGAGCTTGAAAGAGCTAAAACTAACATTATGGTTTACATGAACAATGCTACAGGTATTGGTGAACACAGTGATATTGTAGAAGCTATTCAAGAAGAACTTGATAAAATGGCTGGTGCAAGCGATAGAATTGAAATGCTAGAAAAATATTTTAGTGCTTGACAAAAACCTAAATACAATGTATAATATAACTATTGTGCATTGTATTATTACTAAAGGCAATCCACTGCCTAAACATCGGAGAAATAAATGAGTAAAAGTAAAGAAATTAAAGCAAAGCTAGAGCAAGCTGGCGTAAGATATTGGGCAAATGATAACATTGCTGAATACATCGAAGAAGGTGACAAGCAACAACTAATTGACGAAGCAGTTCCTGCTTTTGAAGAAGTGTTGCAAAAGTTACTGATTGATACGAAAACAGATCCTAACAGTATGGATACTGCAAGACGTATGGCTAAGATGTACATCAATGAGATTATGGCAGGACGTTATGACCCAATGCCTAACCCAAGTGCTTTCCCTAACTACATTGAAGGTGGTTATGAAGGTATGCTGGTTGTACGTAGTGAGCTCACAAGTTTGTGTTCACATCATCACCAGACAGTAAAAGGTGTAGCGTATATTGGTATTATTGCAGGACCTAAACTACTAGGACTGTCTAAGTATACACGTATTGCGCAATGGTGTGCTACAAGAGGTACACTACAAGAAGAACTGAATGTTATGATTGCAAATGCAATACAAGAACAAACAGGTAGTGAACACGTAGGTGTATATGTACAAGCAACACACGGCTGTTGCGAAAACAGAGGCATTAGAGCGCACAGCAGTTTAACACAAACTACAGTGCTACGTGGTGCGTTTAAAGATGATCCTGCAACCAAGAAAGAGTTTATTGACAACGTTAAGTTACAACAACAATTTGCGGCAGGATCGTAATATGATAGCGCCAGTATTTGAAAAAGGTTATCCAGACTTTGATGCAGTTAATAGGAAGGCTAAACCGCAAATGAAACTAAGATATTCAGAAGCATTTTATTCAGTACAAGGCGAAGGTAAGTTTGTAGGAGTACCAAGTGTATTCCTGCGTACCTTTGGTTGTAACTTCCGTTGTATGAACTTTGGTTTAAAGAATGAGCCAATGCGTGACGAGAAACAAAAACAAGGTATTATACACAATCAAGAAGTTGCTGACTTAATTGCAAACGATGTGCATAAGACTACAAAAGAGTTTAACGACTTGCCTATTATACATACAGGTTGTGATACATATGCAAGTATCTATCCAGAGTTTAAAGACTTTAACAAACAAGCAACTGTTGATGAAGTAGTTGAACATTTGCTATCACTTACTCCAGAAGGTAAGTGGACTATGGATAACGGCCAAGATATCCATTTAATTATGACAGGTGGCGAACCATTGTTGGCGTGGCAACGATTGTACGTCGAACTATTTGAGCATCCAAGAATGCAGGATTTAAAAAATGTTACATTTGAAACAAATACTACACAAAAGTTACACGACGGTCTCCGAGACTATCTTAATAATAGCGACAGACTTGAGGTCACTTGGAGCTGTTCCCCAAAACTTAGTGTCTCAGGAGAACCTTGGGAGACTGCTATTAAACCTGATATTGCTAGTGAGTATAGCAGTGTTAACGGTAGTGAGCTTTATCTTAAGTTTGTTGTGGCTACTGATGACGACTTTAACGAAGTTACGAAAGCTGTGGACGCTTACAGAAGTGCCGGGGTGGAATGTCCGGTATATCTTATGCCAATGGGCGGACGCAGTGAAGAATACACCCTCAACGTTAAAGAAGTTGCTGAAGCGTGTATGGAAAAAGGATGGCGATTCACCCCAAGACTACACATTTCACTCTTCGGAAATGCGTGGGGCACTTGATGCAAAGTATAAAAACAAGCAACACGAACGAGCTATGAAGGCTCCAATTAACAAACCACTCGACGAACGGTTGAGAGAAAAAGGACTATTATGAGCAACTGGGATAAAGTTAAAAAGGCAATAGGAATACAACCTAAAATTACTGAAGAAGTAAAAGAAAAAACTACAGAAGATGTTAGACGCGAAGCACTTGATAAAGAAAAAGAAGCAGCAACTAAAGCAGGTGAACCGTGGGTTGCTGTATTAGACACACAAGTAAATCCAGAAAACATACGAAACGGGTTCTTTGAGCTCGATTGGAACAATGAGTTTATTGAACAATTACTTGATGTAGGGTATAGTGGAGAAACAAACGAAGCTATTGTTGATCAATGGTTTAGAACTATTGTTACTCAAATGCTTCAAGAAGATGGACAAGACTCAGATAGAGGTATGGGACATATTAATGTAGTACCAATTGACAAAGGAAGAAGTGAAGTATCTTAATACTTGACACAAGCCAGATCTGGTGTTATAATAGTACTATAAATTACACAAAGGCAAAACTATGTTAGAAATTTTAGGCATTACACTACTTGTTGCATTCGTACAGAATGGCGACTTGTTTTCATTATGTATATCGGGGTGTTCATAATATGGCAACTTATATTCTTGTAGACACAGCAAACACTTTCTTTAGAGCTCGACATGTTGTACGTGGCGACTTAGATACTAAAGTAGGCATGGCACTACATATTACTCTATCAGGTGTTAAGAAAGCATGGAAGGACTTCAATGCTGATCACGTTGTATTCTGTTTAGAAGGACGTAGCTGGCGTAAAGACTTTTATGAACCTTACAAGCGTAATAGGCAAGTTGCACGTGATAAGATGACTGTTACTGAGTCAGAAGAAGATAAAGTGTTTTGGGAAATATTCGACGAGTTTAAAGACTTTGTAAGTACAAAGACTAACTGTACTGTTATGCGTCATCCGCAACTAGAAGCAGATGATCTTATTGCTGGTTGGGTACAAGCACATCCTAATGACAATCATGTTATTATTAGTACTGACGGTGACTTTGCACAACTTATTGCACCTAACTGTAAACAGTATAACGGCATACAAGATGTTACAATTACACACGAAGGTTACTTTGATAAGAAAGGTGAACGTGTAATTGACAAGAAAACTAAAGAAGACAAGCCTGCACCTGTACCCGACTTTATGTTGTTTGAAAAGTGTATGCGTGGCGACACTAGTGACAACGTGTTTAGTGCATACCCTGGTGTACGCAAGAAAGGCACTAAGAACAAAGTAGGCCTTATTGAAGCATTTGCCGATAAAGACACTAAAGGTTACAACTGGAATAACATGATGCTACAGCGTTGGACTGATCATGAAGGTGTAGAACATCGTGTACTAGATGACTACAATCGTAATGTTGTACTATGTGATTTGACTGCACAACCTGCAGACATTAGAGAGATAATTAATAATACTATTGCAGAGAATGCAAAGCCTAAAGAAGTATCGCAAGTTGGTATGAGACTTATGAAGTTTTGTGCTAAGTGGGATATGCAACGTATTGCAGATCAGGCAGCAACCTTTGCAGAACCCCTACAAGCGAGGTATATTAAATGAGCGTAGAAGCTAAAGAAATTTTAAAGAATAAATTTTGGATTGTTGAATCCAAAGGTGAAAGATTAGGCACACTATCAGTCAACGACGAAAAGCAATATATGCTCACTAACCAAGATGGAACTAGATTTTTCAGTAACATTAAACAACTAAAAAGTTCTTTAAATACAGAAATATCATGGACTGACTCAAAAACTATTGAGGATAAAGCAGAAAACATAGTACACGGTTATGCTACTAGTTGTACTCCATATAATCCTATATTTGATGTAAAGAACAAATTACCGTTGTTCACTAAAAGCCAAAAGTCAAAGAGTCTATATTGCGCAGGTTACTTTATTATTAAATTTGATAAAGGTTGGGTTAAAAGTTTTTGTCCGAAAATGATAACAGTTGAACGATACACAACTCAAGGTCCATTCAAAACAGATATTGAGATGCGGCAAGCATTGAGTATTGTTAATGCAAGGTAATATACTTTTTGTAGGTTGTAGTCATTCTCAAGGCTATTGGAGAAATAATCTTCTCAAACAAGATCATATGTGGAATGATAATAACTACGCAAAAAT